GCTTGTCGATCGCCGCGTCCGAGGTGTCCTCGTCCGCGGTGCTGCCGGCCAGCCCGAGCTCGGCGCGCTTCTCCGCGTCGACCGCGGCCACGGCCTGCTGGGCGAACTGCTCCTTGGCCGCGGCGATCGCCTGCTCCTTGTCGCCGATGATCTCCGGGTTGAGCTGGTCCGGGGTGCCGTCGGCCTTGAGCGACAGCATGGCGACGCGGTCGTGGTCGCCGTCGCCGGCCAGCGGGTTCGCCGGCTTCTCGTCCTTCGTGGCTGCCATCAGGCTGAGTCCTTCCGTGCGTGATCGAGGGAGTCTCGGGTCAGATAAGCGGCCGCTGAGAGCAGACGCTCCGGGTCGTCCGCCATCAGGCCGATGGCGGTGTTGCAGTTGCCGCAGAGCAGGCCGCGAACAGTCCCGGTCGTGTGGCAGTGATCGACGTGAAGTCTCTGCCCGGGACCGGTCGGCGGGCCGCTGCAGATCGCGCAGCGGCCTGCCTGCTCGGCCAACATGACGTCGTACTCCGCGTGCGTGATGCCGTACTTCGCCCGGAAGTACCACTCCCGGTGACGATCGGCCTCGGTCTTGCCCGTGTTGAGCATCCGAGCTTTCTGCCGCTCGCTCTCGCGGCGGTAGAAGTCCGGGTCAGCGTGACGGCGACGACGACGGTCGCATGCCTCGCACAACCCGTGCGCGTAGTGGATCCGGTCCGTGTGCTCGCAGGCGGTCGGCCGGATTCCCTTGGCGCCGTTAGCCCGTGAACTCACGCTTGGGTGAGGGCCTTGTACGCCGAGTTATCTTGCACGAGACCGTCGATGCGGTCGAAGGCGATGAACGCCGTCTGGCCGAACTCGGCGTAGCGCTCCTCGAGGCGGATCAGCTCGAACGCCTTCACCAGGCGCACGACGTAGCCAGCCTCGAAGTCGCCGTACAGGACCGACTTGACGCCGGTCGCCGGGACGGCCATGTCCTGGTTGACGACGTAGGGCGCGCCGGCGAGCAGGCTCGGCATGTCGCCGGAGGTGCCCGTCTGGAACAGGTACCGGTTCTGCGAGTCCTTCAGCTTCCGGGCGATCTTCAGCGCCGTGTCGGACAGCATGAAGCGCGAGCGCTCGTTGCGGTAGGCCGGGTCGACGGAGTGCTGCAGGTCGATCAGCTCGTCCGCGGTGAACACCGCGGCGCCGGCGGCGGTGACGCCGCTGGTGGCGCCGGTCACGATGCCCTGCGGCTGCGCGGTGCCGGTGCCGGTGGTGAGGTGCTGGTTGTGGATCCGGCCGAGGCGCTCGGCGAACTTGCGCTGCAGGAACGTCTCGGCGTCGAGCCAGTCGACGTCCTGGAGGAACTCCAGCGAGACCCGGACGAGCTTCGAGGTGTACTTGTACGCCCCGAGCTGCGCCGTGCCCAGCGTGATGTCCTGCTCGGTCGCGGCCACGTTCTCCGCGAGCAGCGCACCGACGTTGGCGGTGTCGTCGTTCGTCGGCCACGGCAGCACGGCGCCGGTTGGGGTGTTGAGCACGGTCGCGACCTGCTGCACCGCGCCGTACGCCTTCATCTTCTCGACGATGGTCTGTCGGAAGCCCTGCGGGACCAGGTAGCCACCGGCCGAGCCGGTGCCGATGCCGGCGGCGGCGCGGATCTCCTTCGCGTCCTGCTGGACGAAGCCGGTGCGCAGCGCCTTGCGCTGGTCGCTGTCCAGGTCCGTCATGCCGTTCTGGACGAAGATCTGGAACGCCTTGGCGTAGATGTCGTCCGGGCCGTCGTCGTCGGCCGAGCCGCCGGCGGGCGGCACGACGCCGGTGCGGTCGACGACCGCGGCGCGGTCCTCGTTCTTCTCGTGCCGCTTGCGCAGCTCGATCTCGGCGTCCTTCTCGTCGAAGGCGGCCTCGATGTTCTCGTACTTCACCCGCTCCTCGGCGGTGAGGCCGCGGCCCTCGCGCTCGGCGAGGTCCATGACCTCCTTCATCTGCTCCCAGGAGTTGTTCCGCTGCTCGACGAGCTGCGTGATGGTGGGCATTCGCATTCCTTTCGACGAGCGCACGGGCTCACCCCGCCCGGGCCGATCCCGGTGGGGAGTTTGAGGGGGTGGTGCTAGCTGCCGAGGCGCAGCTTGCGCAGGCGCATCCGGTGCCGGATCTCGAGGCGGTCGTCGACCGGCTCGGGTGCGGGCTCGGGAGTGGGTTCGGGGGCCGGCTGGCGGGCGGCGGTCGGGTCGGGGGCCTGGTCGCGGCCGGCGTAGGTGAACACCGACAGGTCGAAGCGGTTCTCGGCCGGCGCCTGCGCCTGCTCGACCCGGTCCGCGAGCCCGGCGGCGACGGCCTCGTCGGCGGAGTACCAGGTCTCGGCGAGCATCGCCGTGCGCCAGTCCTCGACGGTGCCGCCGGCCTTGTCGGTGTAGATGCTCGCGATGTTGTCGGACAGGTGGTCGAGCCGGCCGGCCAGGTCGCGCATGTCGTTCGCGTCGCCGATGCAGATGCCCCACGCGTCGTGGATCATCATCTGCGTGTTGCGGCCCATCACGATCTCGTCGCCGGCCATCGCGATGAACGAGGCGGCGGACGCGGCCAGGCCGTCGACGACGGCGGTCACCTTCGCGCGGTGGTTGCGCAGCGCGTTGAGGATCGCGATGCCCTCGAACACCTCGCCGCCCGGCGAGTTGATGTGCAGCCGGATCTCGTTGACGTCGTCCGGGAGTTCGTCGAGGGCCTGGGCGAACTCCTTCGCCGACACGCCCCAGTCCCCGCCCCAGGAGTCGATCGGGTCGTAGAGCCGGATCGTCGCGACGCCGTCCTGCGCCTCGGAGGGCTGGACGAACGCCTTGAGGGGCTCGCGCCCGGACTCGGGGGCGATGCGGCCGTGGAATCGGTAGCGCAGGTCTTTCATGCCGGGACCTCCGTCGCCGTCGGCTCAGATGCCGGGTCGGGCGCGCCGAGCACGCCCATGTTGAGTGGCCGGTAACGGACGTCGCCGCCCTCGACCGGGGACCGCTCCTCGAGCGCCCGGATGTCGTCGGTGGAGAAGACGCCGATCTCCCACATCGCCTTGTACCAGGCCGCGCGCGCCGCGGAGTCGCCGCGCAGCAGGCCCTCCACCGAGTAGCGCGCGTACACCTTCGACGGGCGCAGCATCTGCGTCAGTCGCTGCTCGACGCGGACCAGCCAGCGGCGCAGGTCGAAGGTGACCCAGCCGGTCGCCTGCTGCTCCAGGCCGGTGCCCCAGGACGTCGACTTCTCCGTCTCGCCCATCAGGAACGCCGGCACCCCGAACAGCCGGCCGATCTCCGAGATCTGGAAGCGGCGGGACTCGATGAACTGCGCGTCCTCGGGCGGGATCGTCAGCTGCTGGAACTTCGCGCCGGCGTCGAGCACGACCGCGGTGTGCGCGTTCGCCAGGCCCTGGACCTTGCCCTCCCACCGGATCTTCAGGCTGTCGGCCTGCTCCTGGGTGAGGCGCTGCTCGGTCTGCAGGATGCCCGACGCGAGCGAGCCAGACCCGAACAGCCGCGCCCCGTACTCCTCCGCGGCCAGCGCCAGGCCGAGGCCCTGTCGCGCGGCGCGGATCGGGGACACCCCGCAGACCCCGTCGTAGCCGAAACCGGGGATGTGCAGGATCGTCTGGTCGGTGTGCGGCTCGAGCTGGCCGAGCTCGTTGGTCACCTGGTAGATCTTCAGCGCGGACATCGAGTCCCGGCCGACGCGCACCTGCGACGGGTGGATCGGCCACAGCTCGACGACCTGGCCGAACCGGTTCCGCAGCTTGCGCAGGTACGCGTTGCCCCACAGCTGCAGGTGCCCGTAGACGATCTCCCACAGCTCGAACGGCGTCAGGTCGGGGTGCGGCTCCGCTAGCAGGTCTGCGGCCTGACCGCTCATCAACGGCTGGCGGGTCTCGTCGCCGCCCTTGAACGCGTGCAGCGGCAGTGACGCGGCCGTGCCGGCGTTCAGTGTGACCGCGCGCCACACCGCGGGCATGCCCATCGAGGTCTTCTCGTTGACCGTGGTCCCGGCGAGCGACTTCGCGCCGTCGAGGAAGTCGACCAGCGCGGTCGAAGTCAGCGGCAGCTCGGGGTTCTCGATCGACGCGCGCGCGCCCAGCACACCTTGCAGCAGCGTCACGGCTACACCCCTGTGGACGGGTCGGCGTGGTTGGCGCGGTAGTTCGCGACGTAGACCAGGACCGCGCCGAGGAACAGCACGAAGACTCCGGCCGCGAGCACAGCCAGAGCGGTGGACACCAGCGCGGCCGCGGCGACGACCAGGCCCATGCCGACGACCACGAGGAACAGCCCCGCGATCTCGAGCAGACCAGCCGTCACGACGTCTCCTGTCACCAGATGTTGAAGCCGGAGTCGGACGTGAGATGACCGTGCAGGGCGAGCGTGACCGCGACCAGGGGCGCGACCGCTGGTCCCTTCCAGGACCACGCGTCGCGGACCGTCACCCGGGTCGTCGCCCCGAACACCGCCAGGTCCAGGGGTGCCTGGCCGATGTGGCGCAGGCTGTGGTCCTTGACCGCGTCGAACAGTGACCCGCAGGCGGCCGAGAGCTCCTGGAGCTTGATCTGGACCACCTCGACGCCGGACTCCTCGAGCGCGGTCACCAGCGACCCGGCGTGCGAGCCCGGGTCCAGCACCACCGGTGCGTTGCGCTTGGCCGCCAGGGCCGCGACCGTGGCGACCGCCCGGACAGGTGAGCACTCCGCGACCAGCTCGACGTGCAGCTGGCCGTCGTCGCGGGCCCCGACTGCGGCCACGTATGCCGTGGCCCGGTCGCCGGTGATGTGCACGCCCAGGGCGCCCGTGCTGGCGCCGAAGCGTGAGCTCTTGTCCTGGCAGGCGACCCACCACTCGGCGGGGATGACCGCCCCGTCCTCCGCGGGCGGGTCCTCCCACCAGCCGAGCCGCTCGCGGGCGAACTCGATCGGAGGCAGTGCCCGGCGTTCCGCGGCGATCAGGTCCTCGTGCAGCCGGCGGCCCATCGCCGGGTTCGCCAGCTGCCACAGCGTCCTGTCGTCCAGGGCGCAGCCCTTGGCGTCCAGCATGTGCGTGCAGTCTGAGGCCGCGCAGCCGCCCTCCGGGGCGCACCACTCGAGGTAGGCCAGCGAAGGGTCGTTGCCGGCGCGGCCGCGCGCGCGGATGCCGCGCAGGATCCCGGAGGACTCCAGGCCCGCCGACGAGCCGTAGCGCACCTGCGGGTCCGGGCGGGCCGACAGCGTCGGCAGCAGCGAGCCCATCTCCGCCGGCGACAGCGCGAACGCCTCGTCGAGGAACACCTTGTCGCCCGACAGGCCGCGGCCGCCGGTCTTCGAGCGGGCCAGGAAGTTCAGCCGGTGCCCGTTCATCAGCTCGACGCCCTCTTCGCCGCGCGAGCGGGACACCTTCTTGACCTCGCGGGACAGGTACGCGCACCCGTCGATCAGCGCCACGATGTCGCGGAACGCCTCCTGGGCGGTGTCGAACAGGTGCGCCGTCCAGACGATCAGCCGGTTGTCGAACAGGAACAGGTCGGCGAGCGCCGCGGCCTGGAAGGTGACGGTCTTCATGTTCTGCCGAGCGCAGATCAGCGCCGTCTCGAACGCCGCCCGCCGGTCGCCCGGCTGCTCCGCGAACATGTCGTCCAGCGCCAGCGCCTGCTCGCCGTCGAGCACCAGCCCGGCCAGCGCCGCCAGGTCCACGACGTCGCGACCGCGGGTCAGGGCATGCTCCGGCACCCACCGGTGCGCCGGCTCGACCAGCGTGTCAGGCGCCACGGGTGGCACGGCGGGCCCGCAGCTCGTCCAGCGGGTTGACCGCCAGGGTTGCGTTGGCCGTCGCGGCCTCGAGCGTCGCCTGCAGCTGCTTCGCGACCGAGGCGATCGCCGAGCCGGTGTCCGCCCGGGAGTCGAGCCGCTCAGCGAGGACGAGGGCGGTCTGGCCGAGCGGCGTGTCGACGCGGCCGGCGTCGGTCAGCGCGGCCAGCGTCGACGCGCGCACGGTGCCCGTGGGTGGCGGCGGGGCCGGCTGCTTCCGCAGGGCCGTGACCGTCCCGCGAGAGGCCCGCGTGCGGCACCGCGACGAGCAGTAGCGCGACGTCGCGCGCTTCGCCTCGTACTTGGCGCCACAAGCGTCACAGGCCCGGCGCATGTAGCGCTACCACCGTCGCGTCGATTCGTATGCGAGGGCGACTGCTGGGTCGCAGGGCGAACCGGACAGAGTTCGCATAGGCCCCCCTCGCGATGTGGGTACCCCGAGGGGGTACCCGTGGTACCCGGTGGGGGTACCCCGCTCGCGCGCTCACCAGGACCTCGAGGTGACGAGGCGCTCGACGATGGCGCGGCGACGGCTCTTGCCCGCGTTGCCGAGGCGGGCGCCGGCGGCGCGGTTGCAGTAGCGGTGGGCTGCGCCGCGGTAGCCCGCGCGGTCGTCGGTGTGGTCGAGGTCCCAGGGTGTGCCGGGGACGATGAGCCGGCGGCAGCGGGAGCACAGCGCCTGGCCGCGGTCGACGAGGACGGCGACCCGGGCGCGCTCGCGCTTGTGCTTGGCGTCGTAGCCGCGCTGGGCGGTGGTGCCTCGGGTGCGGGCCATCAGCTCACCTGCCCTGGACGTGACGAAGCCCGCCTCGTTGGGCGGGCGAAGTGGGCATGGTGATCCGACGCAGACGCTAGACCATCACGAGACCGGACGTACAGGGACACGCCCAAGGTCAGGACGTTGGTCCCGCTCACCCGGTGGCCCACTCGTCGACCTCCTCGAGCTGGGATCGGACGGCGAGCCAGTAGTGCGCGTCGGGGTAGGTGCGGTGGCAGCGGGGGCAGCGCCAGTCCTCCTCGAGGCCGCCGGTGTCGGCGCAGCCGTGGTGCTCGTACGGCCAGGCGCACCGGTCGGCGTGCCCGACGCACTGGTGGCGCTTGACCCGGTCGAGCCAGCGGCGCTGGAGAGGGACCCGGCAGTAGGGGCAGGGGGCGCCGGTGACGGGCGGCTGGCGCAGCTGGGACCAGCCGGCGAGCTCGTCGAGGAGCAGCTCGAGCTCGGCGGCGAAGTCGTCGAACGCGTCGTGGTGGGCGGCGGCCCAGCCGGCGCGGACGGTGAGCCAGCCGGTGAGGGAGCCGATGCTGGCGGCGGGGAGGGTGGCCTCGGACCTGGTCTCGGCCCAGTCGCGGACCCAGGTGGCGAGGGTCTGCTGCACGACCCACGGGTCGTCGGGGCGTCCTTCGCCGGTGGGCGCGCCGGGGCCGAGGGCGACGAGGAGGTCGCCGCCGGGCAGGGGCGGCTCGACCTCGGCGGAGCGGCTGCGGTCGAGGACGATGGGCGGCAGCTCGGCCTGCAGGTGGGGGACGACGTCGACCAGGCGGGTGACGAGGGCAAGGGTGCGTCGGGTGGCGCCGAGGCAGGCGACGCAGACGCGCAGCTCGGTGGGTTGCAGGGGCCGGCGGCAGAGCTGGCAGGGGGTGTCGCTCAGTACGGGCATCGGTCTCCCTGGGGTGGTGCGCGGTGCCGGGCGGGCAGCGGCGGGTCGGGGTCGATCGGCCAGGTGACGCCGCAGCGGTGGGCGGCGAGCACTGGCCAGCGGCGGGGCGCGGGGATGGTGTGGGTGTCGCGGGTCTCGAGCTCGTAGCGGTCGCCGGCGTCCGCCAGGTCGTACGTCGGTACCCCGGCGGCGAGGGCGAGTGCCTCGCCGAGCTGGCTGACCGGGGTGGGCTGGGTGCGGCTGGGCCAGCCGGCCCGGCTGGCGTCGAGGCCGGTGAGGATGGGTGCGTGGCAGGTGCGGCAGGTACCGGCCTGGACGCGGCGCTTGACGTGGTCGGTGTCGGCCTTGCCGGTGGCCTGGAGGTGGCGGGCGAGCCAGTGGGGGATGGCCGGCTGGCCCGGTCTCGGGGCTGCCGCGGGCACCGGCGTCGGGATGGTCGTCACGGTGCCTCGGGGCGATGACGCCTGACGCATCGGGGGGTCGGACACGTTTCCCGCCGTTCGCGCGCCCGCGTGATGCGTACAAACAGAGGACAACCTGTCATGCGTCATGACCTTCTTTCGGTGGTCAACCTAGAAACACCCGTCACACGCGTCAGACCTGCGGTTATGCACCTGCGACCCGTCATGCCTGACGGGCCGCCGGGGCCGGATCGCATGACGCATCCCGTCATCGCTGCCACCAGCCCTCCTCTTCGGATCCGGATCCCTCTGACGCGTCGCCCGGCGCCGATGACGGATCGGTGAGCCGGATCCCGCGGTAGAAACGGGCGTGCATCGAGCGGTCGGAGAGCACCCCGTAGCGGCTGCGCAGGGCCAGGGTGAGTGCCTTCTGGCTGACCGGCTGCTCGCCCTCCTGCGAGCACCACTTCTCGTAGGCGGTGCGCAGCTCGGTGACCCGCACGACCATGTGCTGGGCGTTCGGGTCGCCGGTCTGGGCGAGCTCGTCGACGAAGCGGCTGACGGTGTCCTGGTCGCGCTCGTAGGCGTCGGTGGCGACGCGCACGGCGGCCGGCTCGTCCAGGCCCTGGGCGAGGTAGTCGCGTGCTCCTGCGATGAGCCAGCCGAGGATGGCGGGGCCTTCCTGCTCGACCAGCTGGTCCTCGAGGTGCGGGTCGCGCTGCTCGGGCGGGACGGTGTGCAGGAACGGCACGAGCCGCAGCCGGCGCCAGAACGCGGGGCCGCCGGAGCGCACGGCGGGCTGGTGGTTGGCGAGCATCCACAGGGTGTGGGTGGGGGTGAAGGAGAACCAGTCCTGGCGCATGAAGCGACCGGAGACGGCGTCGCGGCCGGTGAGCTTCTTGACCTTGGCCTCGGCGAACCGCTGGCCCTCGTCGAGCTCGCTGGTGACGACCAGGCGGGCGCCGGCGAGCCGGGCGATCTCGGTGGGGTGGCCTTGGTTGGCGGTGGCGAGCCGCAGCTCCGCGGGGGCGCTGATGCTGTAGCCGTCGTCGCCGAGCCCGATGACGCGCTGGACGACGCCGAGCATGGTGGTCTTGCCGTTGGCGCCTTCGCCGTAGCCGAAGGGGAGGACCTGCTCGAGGACCTGGCCGATGAGGCTGACGCCGAGCAGGCGCTGGACGTAGGTGGTGAGCGCGGGGTCGCCTGCGAAGGTGTCTGCGAGGAACGTGAGCCAGCGGTGCGGCGTGGTTGCGGAGTCGGGTGCGACGTTGGTGGAGCGGGTGTGCAGGGCTGCGGGGTCGGGGGTGCGGAGCTGCGCGGTGCGTAGGTCGATGATGCCGGCTGGCGTGTTGAGCTCGTAGGGCTTGGCGTCGAGGGTATCGACGGGGGCGACGATGCGGGCGTCGGTGCGGGCGATCGCGACCATGGCGGCGAGGCCGCGGGCGGACAGGGTGAGGGCGCGGTGGCGCTCGTCGACCTTCTCCTCCTGGGGGAGGTTGCGGGCGATGTCGCGGGCGAGCTCGTTGACGGCGCCTGCGATGTCCCAGCGCCACCGGTGACCGTTCCAGGCGAGCCACTGGCCGCGGTCGGGGCAGTAGCGCACGAGGTGGCGCTGGGTGTCGACGAGGCGCAGGGCGTTGCCGTCGTCGGTGCGCGTGTAGGTGCTGGGGCCGGGCGCGACGACCTGGACGGCCGGAGGGTCGGGAGGGCTCGGGGCGTCCGGGGCGCTCGCAGCGGCCGGTGCGCTCGGCTGGGCGGCGGCCGGCGCGATGAGCCCGGCGACGTCGCGGTCGGGCTCGGGGACCGGGTCGCCGAAGCCGGCGCCGGCCAGCGACCGGGCGGCCTTGCTGAAGTCCCCGCCGTGGGAGAGCAGGGCGTGCGCGGCGAACTTGCTGTACGCCGTCTCGGCCTCGAACTCGGTCGAGGTGGAGAAGACGTAGAGGTTGTCGCCGTCGTTGCGCCCGGTGGTCGCGGAGACCCCGATGGTCTTCCCGGGGCGCCGCCAGTAGCAGGTGGTGCCGCTGCGGTGCACCAGCTGCCAGCCGAGCGGGCCGAGGATGTCGGCCCAGGCGGCGCGGCGGTTGTAGTCGTCGCCGGGGCTCTGCCGCCCGTCGGGGCGCGCCGCGCGGGGCCGGCTGGACGGTGGGGGCTCGACGGGCAGGGGCTCGGGCAGCTGGTCGAGGGTGCGGACGAGGCCGTGCAGGGCGTCGCGCTGCTCGGGCGTGATGGTGGGGATGGTGCCGGGGCCGCCGGTGAGCAGGGTCCAGGGGCGGCCGGTGGGGTGGGTGCGCCCGGCGGAGGGGGCGAGCACGACGTAGCCGCCCTCGCCGCGGGTCTCGACGAGGACCTTGGTCTTCTCCTCGGGCTTGGCCGCGAGCTCCTCGTCGGTGGCGGGGCGGCGGGCGAGCTTGGTGTTGCCGGCGACGGCGTGGGGGCCGCCGGCGACGCGGTAGAGCAGGTGCAGCCCGCCGGACGGGGTGGTCTCGAGGTAGCCGGTGGTGACGGTGCGCCACAGGTCGCCGAGCCCGGAGTTGTCGGCGAGCTCGGCGAGGCCGGCGAGGTGTTCCATGGCGCGGCCTTCGAGCTCGAGCATCTCGAGGTTGCCGGACACGGTGCCGGTGACGGCGCCGATGCCGTCGAAGCCGCCGCCCTCGAGCCAGGTGTGCAGCTCGTCGGGGGTGGGGGTGCGCTGCTGGAACTGCTTCCAGAACGCGGCCGGGGCCTTGGTGCCGTCGGGGCGGGTGGGCACGACGGAGAGCCCGGCGTCGGCCAGGTGCAGCGCTGCATCGAGAAGGGTCACCGGGGTGCTCGGGGTCCTCACCTTGTCCTTCGTGGGGCCGCGCAGGCTGCCTCTGGGCGGTGGGGGTGCTGCTGCTTGGTGTCCTGGCAACGGGGACGTGGCGGTCATGGCGGTGCGAGCCAGACCTGGATGGCGTCGCGTACGTCGGCCGGGAGGTCGGCGGCCGGCTGCTGGGGGCGGCGGTCGGTGTCGTCGTCGCGGTCGGGGACGACGATGACGAACCAGGAGTAGCCGTCGAAGCGGAAGCCGCGCACGTGAGCGGTCACGCGGTGCCGCCGTCAAGGACGCGGATGACGTTGCGGACCAGTACGTAGGAGTCGCCGGTCCAGTCGTCCCCGCACAGGTCGCGGACCCGGGCGAGCGCGGCTCGGGCGGCGTTGTGCGCGTCGACCAGCTGCTCGATGGCCTCAGGGGTGCAGGGGACGACTGGGCCGCGCCCGTGCGGCCAGGACAGGGTGAGCGTCCCGTCGTCGTTGCGGGTGAGAACAGCCTCGCCGCCGTCGCGGCCGGCGCGCTCGGGGGCGACGGTGAGCGCGGTCTCGCCCTTCTGAGTGAGCCAGTACCTGGCCCGCTGCGCGGCGCGGCGGGTCATGCCGGCCAGACGAAGACGCTGAACGGCTGGACGCCCTGGCCGTACTGGGCGAACTCGATGCACCCGCCGGCGGCGAGCAGCTCGAGCTCGTCGGCGTCGGGCCGGTAGTAGACGTACTGGCCGACGCCGGGGAACCCGCGCATGACGGGGCGGGGGCCGATCAGCATCTCCGCGGTGCCGCAGTCGTCGTCGCTGACCCCGGGTGGCGGCCCCATCTGGACGATGCGGTGGTCGGGGCGCTCCAGCTTGACCAGGTCGGGCACCGGGATCGGGATCACGGCAGCTCCACGTCGAGGGCCGGGTCGCTGCGCAGGTAGTCGCGCCGCTCCTCGGCCTCGATGAGGTCCTGCTCGGCGAACTGCAGCCGGCCCTTGTGCAGGTCGCGCGCCTCGGTCAGCTTGACGACCCGGCGCTCGGCGACGGCGAGGGCCTCCTCGGCGCGCTGCCGCGGCGTCTTGGTCTGGCGGGCGGCCATCAGGCGGGGGTGCCGCGGAGGACGGTGCGTCCGCTGGCGGTGGCGATGGTGTCGACGACGTCGAGGAACGCGGCGCGGAGCACGTCCTCGGGGCGCTCGATCGTGTAGCCGATGACCAGCGCGCCGTCGTTGATGCGGTACCGCAGCCGGGCCTTCACCCGGTAGGGGTCGGAGCCCTCGAACGGGACCAGGGCGAGCTCGAAGGTGTCGGGGATGGTGAGGTCGCCCTTGCGTCCGGCGCGGGCCTCGGTGTCCTCGACGTAGACGAGGGTGGTCTCACCGGACTTGACGCGGCGCGACGACTCGAAGCGGACGGACCGGTTCGCGGTGAACGACTGCGCGACCTCGAGCATCTCGGCGCCGGCCGGGGTCACGAAGTCGGGGAGGCGGTCCTCGAAGTGCTCGGCGAGCTGCAGCTGCCCGGCGAGGCGGCCGTTGAGCTTTAGCCACGCGTCCCAGGCGGGGGTGGTGGAGAGGCGGAGGGTGAGGCGGTGGTCGGACCAGCCGGCGTAGTCCTCGACGCCGTCGTCGGTGACGCCCATGTGGGCGTTGAGGACGGCGACGACGCGGCGTCCGTCGAGGTCGGCGTAAACCTCTGTCTCGCCCAGTGCGTGCTTGGCGAGGTACTCGACGAAGCTGCCGGCGTCGTGGACGGTGACGGTACCGACCTTGCGGCGCGGGTGCTCGCGGTACTTGTCGAGGTCCTGGTCGATGACGTGGACCTTGCCGCCGGCGGGGAGCGCGAACGCCATGACGGCGCCCTCGGGGACCTCGGTGGGCTTGGCCAGCGCGGTGCCGGCGTCGACGGCGGCCTGCACGTCGCTGCCGGTGGAGATGAGCTCGCTGCCGATGTCGGTCACTTCGCGTCCTTGAGGTTGTCGTGGTTGATGGCGCCGCCGGGGATCTCTCGCAGCGACTCGAAGGTGAGCTGGGCCGGGTCGTCGCGGACGAGGTTGCCGTCGTCGTCGCGCCAGAACAGGGACGCGGGCCGGTCGTGCTCGGGCATCTTGAGCTTGATCTCGTCGTGGACGATGAGGGCGTCGCCGTCCTTCATCTGCTCGACGGTGACGACGTACGTCAACGTGCCCTTCTTGCCGGTGTCGGTGACCCGGGTGACGAGGTCGCGCAGGCCGTCGGACAGCTCGTCGTGGGAGCGGCCCTTGGCCTGCTCGCGGAGCCAGTCGCCGAACGGTCGGACGCGGGGCTCGTCGGTGATCTCTCCGGTGGTGCGGTCGACGGTGGTCATGCTGTTGCGCCCTTTCTGTCGGTGGTCTGGTGTAGCGCCGCCGGGTGCGCGGCGAGGTAGGCGTCGACGGTCGCGGAGTTGACGAGGCCGCGGTCGTTGACGGGGTGGCCGGTCTGGTGGGCCCAGGCGCGGACCTGGGCGCTGGTGACGCCGGCGTCGGCCATGCGCTGCTTGAGGGCGATGGCCCCGTCGTGGGCGAACCCGTGCCCGGCGGTGTTGGCGGCGGGTCGGGCCGGGATCTGGTTGCGGGCCATGATGTTCTGCACGACCTTGGTGCTGGTACCGAGCTGCTCGGCGACCTGGTCCTGGGTGAGGCCGTCGGCGACGTACAGCTGGCGGACGCGGGCGACGAGGTCGGGGTCGTACTGCTTGGGCGTGACGGTGCGGCCGGCCCGGTCGTCGCGGCGAGGGACGCCGGCCTTGTCGAGGGCGCGCCGGACGGTGCCGGCGGTGTGGCCGAGCGCGGCGCCGATCTCGGGTGGTGTCTGGCCTTGGGCGTAGCGGCGGGCGATCTCCGCGACGTCAACGGTGCTGTGCGTCTTGCGTTGCGTCCTGCGTGCAGGCGGCGGTGCAGGGGTCGGGGGCGTGACGCGATTCGCGTTACGCGGTTCGCGTAACGGTGGTCCCGGCAGCTCGACGAGCGCCGCGCGTGCACAGCTGGCGCTGCAGTACTTCCGGGCGGGGCCGCTGCCGATGATGCGCATGAGGACCCAGCCGCGGGGCGCGCCGCCGCCGGTGAGCAGCAGTCCGCACGCCCCATTGGTGCATGGAGCGTGAACCGCGGACTGTGCGGCCTGCGGTGCGGTTGGAGCGTCGTCGGCACGGTCCAAGTCGCCGGCCAGTTCCGTTGGCACGTCGACGTCGCGAAGAGATGTTTCCTGCATCTCGTCAGGCGGGGTGACCAGCACGGCCGGCACCTCCTCCTTTTCGATGTTGGGCTCGACGTCGAGGTCTGGGGCGACGAAGCGGCCCAGGTCTTGCTCGTCGGGGTCGGTGGCGTAGCGGCTGGGTCGGGCGTGCTCGCCGAACGGTGAGCGGATCCGGTTGCGCTCGCGCGCCGCCTCGAGCACGGCGAACGGGTCGTGGTGGACGCCGTTGCGCCGCGGCAGCGGCACGTGCGTCGCCTGGCCGGTGCCGGTGATGCAGGAGCCCTCGATGCGCGACATCGGCCCGGTGGGCTTGGGTTTCGGCGCGGCCTGCTCGCGTTCGGCGACGCGGCGGGCGATGGCCTCCGGGTCGAACGTGTCGGGCTGCTCGTCGCGGCGTCGCGAGAGCAGCTTGTCGAGGGCGGCGCGGCTCATGCCGAGCCGCTCGGCGGCCTGGTTGATGGTGTAGCCCTGCGCGGCGAGGTCGTCGTAGTCCTCGAGCCGGTCAATGGTCGACTGGCGCATCGCCATGTCTGCCCCCCCCTGTCGTGAGAGGGGTTCCCGGCCGCGCGGTCACAGGACGCCGCCGGCGACGGGCAGGGTCTCGACGGGCCGCGGCTCGAAGTCGTCGGCATCCGGATCGTCGACGTGCAGGGACCAGTCGACGGTGCGGGTGACGGCCAGGTCCCGGGCGTCGACCTCCAGCTCGAAGTGGTCCTCGACGGTGCTCGCGATCAGGGCGGCGACGCGCCACGCCTCGGCCGCGTCGTTGGTGGGCAGGTCGATGTGGACGGTGAGGCCCTTCACGACGTCACCTGCGCGGGCAGGGTGTCGGCGACGTAGACGGCGAGGGCGTAGGCCTGCCACACGTCGGCGGCGAAGCCGTGGAACCAGCCGGGGTTCGCCTTGGTGCCCTTGCCGCGGTTCGGCTGGTCGGGGGCGAACCGGTCGACCAGGGCCTGGGT